GCCGATCGGTGCCGGCATTGGCCGTGACCGCCGCGTTCACCAGCGGATTCGTGAGATCCGAGGCAAAGACGTGATACCAAGTGCTGGACGCCTCGGCGCCCGTGTCGAGACCGCTGATTCCGGCCTGGCCAAGATCCACGGCCGCCGCCAGCACCGCGAGCCGCGCCGCGCCCGCGGCGTCCTTCAGCACCAGCTCGGCGGCCGTATATCCGATCCGGCTGTTCGTCGCCCATGTACCGAGCAGATCCCGCGCCGCACCGGTGATGCTGGGCACGCCGGAATTGCCGCCGGCCACCGTGGCGCGATAGTTGCCGCCGGCATCGGCCAGGACTTCGCCAAACGCCCCTGCGCCGGCCGCCAATGAGGCGGCAAGATTGATTGTGGACGTGGCCGCGGTGAAGGTTACGGCACCGCCGCCAGCCGCGAGATAGGAGAAGCCGAACGCGGCTGCGAATTGGCCGGTAGCCTGCGGCAGGGCCACGGCACAGCCCGAGGCATGGGTGAACACCAGCATATGGCCGGCATCTTCCGCGACCACGTTGTAGGTGTTCCCCGGCACTTCCTTGGGCGCTGCCTTGGGCAGGTTGAGCGCAATCCAGCAATCGGCCGCCACGCTCGCCACCAGATCGACCTCGGCGCCGAGCGCAATGTCTCCCGCCGCCGTGGCGCGCAAGGGCCATCCGGTCTTGATCGGCTTCGGGTCGATCCCATCCGGCGCGAAATCATCGGCACCCGCACCGACGGCATGGAACCGCACCCGCACCCGCGTGCCGGCGGCATGCTTGCGGACCGGCACCGGGAAAACCGCCGTGAAGTGCGGCGCGGCGCCACCAGTTACGGCGTAATTCGAGCGCCCACCCATGCCGCCGAATGCCTCGGCCGGCGCCACCAGATAGACGCGCTTTTCTCCGGGTCCGAAGTCGATCCGCGACCCGGTGTTGGATCGGATCAGGTCGCCACGGGTCAGCGTACCGCCGGCATCGATCAGCGTGGATTCGAAGATCTCGAAAGCCTCGCCAGCACCTTTCATCAACACCGGGAACGGAACATCGGTCGGGATGTCCGCCCCCACGAAAGACAGGAACCCGTCCAGCTGCCCACCCAAGACGATGTTGCCGGTGCCGTTGCTGGTGGTTCGCTGCGCCACCCGATCGCGAATGATCATTTCCGCCTCACCTTGTCATAGACCAACAGTCCATTGGTCCGCTGTTGCTCGCTGCCCATCCGATCGATGGCGGCCCGCGTCTTCTCTTGCTCGAGCCGCAACAACCGCAACTCGCTCACCACGTTTTCATTGCCGCGCGCCGTACGCGTGCTGCCGAGCGCCGCCTGCGCCTGCGAGGCCACGCTGTTCTGCATGCCCTGAAGATTGGGCGAGACCATCGAGCGCCCCGCCACGGTGCCCAGCGGCGTATCGTTCTCCCCGCCGGGCAGGCTCAAGCCCGAGGCCAGAGACGGGCCGGCCAACGGCGCCGAAGAGATGGCATTGTCATTGGCCACGCTGCCCGGAGGCGCCGCATCCGGGCCGCCGAAGACGCTCGGCCCCATGTTGATGTCGATGGGCGCCGGTCCGCCGAGCCATTTGTAAGCGCCGTACAGATAGCTGAGGGCGTTGACGACCGGATTGGCGAATCCGCCGATCAACAGGCCTAGCTTGAGTGGATCGAAGCCCCAGTTCGCCCCGAGACCGACCGGATTTCCCGGAGCGTTATAATCCGGATCGATAACTGGATTCTTTTCATCGAATCCAAACACTGACGCGACGAAGTTTCCGATCTTGTCCAAGAAATCGTCGGCCGTCAGATCATCATAGGCGATGCCCTGAAAATCCGCCCAGTCATGAAAGAACTTGTCCGCATCGACCGGGCCGTTGGGCGTATTGACCTTGGATCCGTCAAAGAACCCGTCTTCGGAAATCGGTGACGTTGGTGCCGGGCCAAAACTCTTGTCCCAACCACCGCCGCCTTTGTTCGGGTTCTTTCCCGGCGCGTTGCTGGGATTATTCGCATCAACGCCAGTGCCCGACCCCTGCGGTCCGCTGTAATCGGGACCTGCAAGACCGAGATTTTTGTTTCCCGGGTTAATCGCAGGATTGCTCTTACTACCACCGCCGGTGCTGCCGGATCGACCGCCACCGCCGCCCGAGCCGCCCTTGTTGCCTGTACCGGGTCCGCGGTCTCTGCTATCGGCACGCTCATAGAACTCCAACAACCCGGTATGCGGGTTGATCGAGCCAGCGCCGCCGTTCGCGATCAGCAACGCGATCTCGTCGTCGTTGAGCATCGCAAGCCGGTTGTCGCGCTTACCATCGGCGCCATAGCGGCCGAAGCCGGCGAGGATCTGCGTCATCATCCGCGGCGAGAGATCGGCGTTCGCCAACTGCATGATGCGCGCCGTGGTCTGCGCATCGAAATACCGGGCCGGACCGCTCGCCTCGATCTCCGGGCCGCGCTCGCCCACCATCCGGACGCCGCCGCTGAAATCGCCACCCGCGGCGAAGCCGGGAACCTGCACGTCCAGCCCGCCGAGATCCTTGGTCTTGCTCAGCACCTCGCGGAACACATCGGCGTATTTCTCGGTCGAGGCGTAGAAATCCCGGCTGATCGCCAACAGCTGTTGTGCCGCCGCGGTGAAGTCCGCCGCATTGCCGCTCTGATACGCCGTATCGAACCGCTGCCGCGCCTGCGCCATCTGCTCGGTCGGCGAAAGCGCTGAGGCCGGCCCGATCAGCAGTGAGTCAAAGAAATCCTTGAACGATGAATTGACCCCGGACAGACCCTGCTCAACGATCTGTTGCCGCTTCAGCGCATACAGCTCCTCGATCTGGCTGAGATCGGCGCCGAGTTTTTCCGCCTGCGCGACCGCACCGGCCTTTTCGATATCCAGCTGTTTCAGCGCATAGGCCTGCGGGTCCTTCAGCGCCAAAAGCTGATCGGCAATGCCGTCGATGAAATTGGCCTTGAAGATCTCGGGCAGCTTCTCCGCCGCTAAGCCGTATTGCTCCGCCTGCGATTCCGCCTTGGCCATCGCCGCGGCGAGCTCGGTGACGGCCGCGGCCGCCGCTTGTGCCGGCGTCCGGATCTGGTCGACCCGCTCATAGAACTTGCCGAACGCAATCGCGGCATCCAATTGATCCGCCTTGGTCGCGCCACTGTTGGCAATCGCGACCCGGATCGCCTCGGGCACACCCTCCAGCCGATCGGACTGCGCCGCCTCGACCATGGTCCGCGCAATGAAGTCTGCAATGGCGTCCTTTGCGCCCTGTTCATCATTGCCGAATTGGTTCGTGATGCCGGCAACCGTGGACATGAATCGCGGGGTCCGGCCGTAATACTGCAACTGACCGGACAGCGGACCGTTGACCGTGGCACCAAGCGAGGCCAGCAGCGCATTCAGCGTGTTGGCCGCATCGCTGCCGAGGCCCGACGTCACATCGCCGATATGTTTGGTCGCCGTGGCGCCGACGCCGAACAGACCGCTGGCCAGCGCTTCGATGCTGGTGACACTGGACAGCTTCGGTGGCTTCTTTTTCTTGTCGCCGAACAACCCGCCGAGGATGTTGCCGAGCAGGCCGCCCGCCGCCGCACCGGCCGTCGAGCCCACCGCCGGGAAGATGCTGCCCACGATCCCGCCGAGCAGCGCGCCGCCGCCGGCAAAGGCGGATTGCTGCCAGCTGCCACCGGCGAGCGCGGAGGTTCCCGAAGCGGCCGCCGCGCCCACCAGACCGGTGCCGACGCCGCTGTTCAGGAAGCTCGCCCAAGCCGGCATGGACGCGCCGATCTGAATCCCGTTGGAATAGACCGGCGATCCCGTACCCAACAATCCATTGAGCCAAGTCCCAAGCCCGGTCTTTGCCCCGCCCGCGCCGCCGAAGATGGCCGCCAATGTGGACGCAGACGACGCCACGCCGCTGCCGCTCGCCACCGCGTTTTGCGCCGAGCCGCCGGTCAGCGAGCCGAGACCGTAGGAAGCGGCCAGACTGTCGAGACCAAGCGCGCCGGCACCCGCGGCGATGGCCGGGCGGAGCACCATGACCGCGGCCACCTGCGCCGCCGCCTCGGTCGCAAGATCGACCCACTTATCCCAGAAGGTCGCGGCATCGGTGATGTTGCCGCGCAGCGCATCCTTGAACGTGTCGGTCAGCGTGTCCTGCACACCGGCAATCGCATTCTTGAACGGCTCGAGCATCAGCTCGGCCTCGCGCTCGGCGATCTTCTGCCGCTCGGCCGCGGCATCCTCGGCCACTTTCGTGGCGTCCTTCTCCGCTTTCTCGCGGTCTTTGATGGCTTTATTGGCGTCATAGAGCGCATAAGCCTCGCGCTCGATCTGCGCGACGTACTCTTCGCCGGCCTCGACCGTGCCCTTGATCACCTCTTGCTCGGCCTTCAGCACCTGCTGCCGAACAAAGCGCTCCCGGTCAGAGAGACCGAGTTGATAGGTTTCCTCTTTCAGCGACGCAATCTGGCCACCGAGGGCTATGGTCGCATCTTCGGTTGCCTTCTTACGCGCCTCGGCAAGCCGCTTATCCTCCGCGGCGGCATCCTTCGCAGCCCGCGCGGCCTCTTTCGCGCGCGCCTTCGCCGCCTCATCTGCGGCGGCCCTTTCCGCCTCCGCCTTCAGTTCTTGTGCATGCCGCTCCGCCGCTTCCTTCGCTGCCTTCTGATCGGCGGCTTCCTTGTCCGCCGCGGCCTGGATCAACTGGCGCGTAACGGCGAGCTCGGCATTCTTCGCCTGGATCTGCTTATCGAGGTCAGGCAGTTCCGTGCCGAAGGGGTCGAGCAGCGGGTTTTGGTCGACCTCACGCCGCCGGTCGAGCAGCTTGTTAAGCTCGGCCCACTGGTTCGCTGCGGTCTCTTCCAGGGTTGGACCGCTCAGATCTTTGGTAACGCGCTCGATTCCGCGGGCAAGGATTTCCAGCACGTCCTTGACCGGCCCGAGTTTTTCCGGCGCGGATTCCCAGAAGTTGCCCCAGGCCACCGAGAGGCGATCGACCGCACCGGTCAGGCCGCCGGCCGCTGCAGCGCCGGTGCCGCCGATCTGCTTTTCAAGCTCGCCAAGAATGACGCGCTGCGCACCGGCCCGATCGCCCGCCTTGTCCAGCGCCGCGATCATGTCCTTTTGCGCTTCGGTGAACGACAGGCCGGAACGGCGAAGCGCGGTCAGACCGCGCACCGGATCTTCCAGCGCCTTGCCCAACTGGACGATGTTCGATTGCAGATCGCCGCCGAACACGGCGCGCATATTGATGGCTTGCTTGATCGTCTCGCCGAAGGCATCGCCCGCCACCGACTTGAACGTCGCCAGCGTCGCCATCACGCCGCGGATATCATCATCATCGATATGGAACGATGCCTGCATGGCGTCGGCCATATCGTCCAGCTGCTTGCGGGTTAGACCGACCACACCCCCGGTGGCCTTCAAAACCGCATTCAGCCGCAGCGAGGCTTGCTCCGCCTCGGCCGTCGCCTCGAAGACCTTGTGCAACGCGCCGCCGAAAGCCACCGCGCCAGCACTGGCTGCGATGCCGATCGGGCCGAGCGCGCGCAGCCCCGCCCCGAGCGGCCCGAGCCGATACGTGGTTGCCTCAAGGGACTGCCTGAGATCGCCGCCGATCGCGGCCGCAGCCTGCACGAAGGACGGGCGCGCATCGCGGGCGGCACGGTTGAGGCGCTCAAACTCGGCGCGCGCCGTGTCCGCCCGTTCCTCGGCCGTCTTCAGCGCATTGGCCAGCTGCGGCGACGCGCTCGCGATGGTCTGGAAAGCCTTCGCTCCCGAAGGACCGAGGCTTTCCAGATCCTTGCGCAGCTGGTCAACGCCATCGGACGTGACCCGAAAGAGGAACGATTTGTTTGCCATGCCCGCCTTCAGGCTTTCGGTAGAGCACGCTCGATCAGCGCCGGCACCTGATCGGCCCAGCGCTGCGCGATGCGGTCGGGATCGAGACGCCGCGCGAGAGTGACTTGCGGCAAGAGAACGAAAATCGGCACCGTGGCGAGATTGCGCCCCGATGCGGCAGCCTTATCCGAGGCCTTGCGGAAACCACCGCGCCGCCCCTGGCCAGCTCGCAGATTGGCCACCAGCAAGGCCGGCGCACCGCGGCGGTAGACATAGCGCAGGGCTACGCCGTGCTGGCGTTCCCACATGCCGGGTGTCAGTCGCGCACCGGCGGGCGCCTTGCCGGCAGCCGGCAGCGGGATCGCGAGGAATGCCCCGCGTGCACTGCGGATCGTGACGCCCTGCGAGAATGCCGCCAGGATGGTCTGCGCCCCGGCGCCGCGCGCCCAAACCACGCCGGCCGCCTTAGCGCTGTCTCGTCCCCGCGGATAGACCTGGCTGCGCACGGCATTGGGCAACCGAGCGCCAAGGCTCGCTGCCTCGATCGCCCCGCGCAACTCGGTCTTGAGCCCTTCGGTTGCCGCAGCAATGGCTGCGGTATGGGCCGCAGCAAAGAACCGTAACTGATCCTCGCTCCAACCGGCGATGCCGCGCCCATCTGGCGAGGTGAAGCGCGCCGAAAACCTGGTCATCGCCTTTGCTGCGGCCTCTTAGGTTCACAGGCATGAAAGGCTGCGCCGATGATCTCAAACGCATCCATCAGCCAAGCCGATTGGTCGTTGATGCCGCCGGACTCGGGCAGATGCCGGAACCCGCCCCAAGGGTCCCGGCACGCCCGCCAGAGCCGCACGATCTCTTCCGCCTCCGGATCGAGGCTCAGCCGTGGGTTTCGGGGGAAGATTTCTCCAAGGATTTCCCAGCCGGGGCCGTCGTCTTCCGGGAACTCGCCGCCCGCATAGCTCTCCGGATCCGCCGCGACGGCTGCGGCGAGACGGAGTTTTTTCTTTCGGTCTCCTGCGGCTGCATCAGCGCCATGGCGCGCCAGCCGATCGCATCAAAATCCGCGTCCGGAATTTGCTCGGCCACCTCCTCCAGCAGCAGCCCGTCGAGGCCGCGCCGAAATGCCGGCAGATCGCCGCCTTCCCAGCCGGTCAGAAACATGCGCGCGGCGAGCATGGGCGCGATGGTCAGATAGTGCTGGTTGTCGGCATGGCGGCCGGCGAAGACAGGGAAATGGCGGATCAATTTTTCCGCCAAGTCATTCCAGTCCGCTGCGGCGGCCTGGATCTCGGCGACCCCGGTTTCTTCGCTCACCGCGGCAATCGCATCGATCCGCGCCAGCAGCTCCTCGGAATTGGCGGGCGCGACCTGCTCCACATACTCGCGCGCCAGCCGATGGAACTCGGAGGGCGCCCAAAAGCGCGCACCGGCCGCCGCAACTTCGCGGCGGAAGACGGCGCGCGCGGACCTTGTCGCGATGCCGATCAAATAAACAGGAGCATTGGCTTTGCCGACCAGCGCTGCCGGCGTGAACCGGTCGACGCCGGAAACGCTCTGTGGATAGACAGTCATGTTTTTCTCCAGTCAGGTGGAAGCTGCGGGGCCGACCCGCCTGACCAGGCCGGCCCCGCATCGCGCGCGATCGAATGTCAGGCAATCGTGAGAGACGGTCAGAACACCGTGAGGAAGGCGCCCGCGTCCGCGCCGTCCAGTTTGGCCTGGATCTGCTCGGTCATGATGCCGTCGCGGTCGCCGGGATCGTTCTGGATGAACAGAGCAATCGGCGCGTTGAACATGATGCGCCCGCCCGGCTTCGCCGCATTGCCGCCGAGGATTGCGGCATGGATCGGCTGCGGGTTGCCCTGCCGGAAATCGTCCAACAGGTTCGCGGTCGCCACCAGGCGCTGTTGCGGATCGAGCGTGGCGCGCATGTCGCGGCGCGTGATCATCGGCGCGCTGAAACCTTCGTCTTCGTTCGGGTCCTCCGGGAAGACCATGGAATTGCCATTGTCGAAGGACATGGAGCGGATCGCCGCTTTCAGCCGGTTGATCAGGAAACGGCTCTTGCGATACACGCCGGGGATCGTGCCGTCGTAAGTCACTGCCGGCACCGCGGCATCGGTCTTGCTCACGAACAGCGCCGAGATCCGCACAGTCGCTTTCCAGACCCGCGCAGCCGTCATTTCCAGAGAGACGCTGCCGCGCGCATCCTTGAACTTGAAAACGATGCCGTCCGAATAGACGGCGAGCGAGGCACAGGGGATCGCGGCGCTGATCGGCCGATAGACGACGTTGGCCGGGATCGCCAATACGCTGGTCGCACCGAGCGGAGCCGCGAACCGATCGGCGAAGGTCGCGACCCGCGTGGCGAGATAGTCAATGATGGACGTGAAGAACGCCGCGGCGGGATTGACCGAAACCAAGGTCGGCATGCCGCGATACTGCTGCGCCACGTTCGCCCACGGCGCGATAGCGGTGGCCGAGACGTTGTCCCCCGCACTCGCTACCACCGCCGGTACGCCATAGGAGATAGTGAACGCGCCGCCGGCCGCTTCATTCACCAGAACCGGCGCGCTGCCGTCGAGCTTGGTGACCGTCAGTGACCCCGCTGCGGCAACGCTCACCAGCAATTCCACGCCCGGATTCTTCGGGCTGGAAAGATAGATTGGCGTGCCGCTTTTGATGGCGCCCATGCCGTTCGCGGTATCCCCGATCGTGTTGGTGCCGGTGACCGAAAACGTGATGCCGGCCAGCTGCGTTCGGGTCTGCGTTTCCGACCATCCGGAGATGCGGAACAGATCGCCCCACTGCGGCAGATCTCCCGGCACCGCCACGCCCTTGAGATAGAACGGAATTGAGATTTCGACCTGCATGCCACCCACCAGCGGCGCGGCATTGTCGAGCGAGCCGGTCACCTCATCCGTGTCGGTGTTCTGCGGCCGGAACGAAATCTGCGGCACCTCGACCTTGATGCCGTCCGTCCCGGCGACCGGGTCTTCATAGGTGCCCTCGGCGGCCTGAATTTTCACAAGCACAGCCGCATTGCGCGAGCGCAAAGCCATGGCGGAGTCTCCTTTGGGTTGTCAGTGTGGTTCGGGTCAGTCCGCGACTTGGTCCGGCCGGCCCTCGGCGGTCTGAAAGTCGACCTCGACTTCCAAGGTGAATTGCCCGATCCGGTCGCGGGACCCTTCGGGATCGATGACGGGTTGATAGCTGCCCTCGCGCACGTCGATGGCGAAGCTATTGAGCGCACCCGTCGCAGCGCTGTTGAAATCGGTAAACAGCGCCTTGACGACCTTCACGTAGAGATCGGCCAGGATCGGCGCGGGATCGCTGCCGTCGGCTGTCCTAACCAGTCCAATGAGCAGCGGTCGCGCCGTGAAATGATCGAGCCCGGTTTCCTGATAGTCCCCGCGATCGTGCGGGCCGTCATGGATCACCAACGTCCGGGAGCGCACCGCCGGGTCATGCCGGTTGCGCTCGACCTCAAGGCCGGGCATGTCGATCGCTTCGCACACGGTCTTGATCCGCGCATGGATCTGTTCGCGGATCGCCGTCATGCGCGCGGCCGCCGCAGCGTCAAGCGCCAAGTGGCGCGCACCAGATCGGCGGCAAAATCCACAACCTCGAAACTCTCTGTGTTCCAGGTCACGACATCATCCTCGGCCGGCGATGCGATATCGCTTGCCAGCACATCAACCGACAGGGGCGCGCCGCGCGAGGCGGTTTCGAATGAGCCGATCCGACCATCCGGCCCTGGTGCCGGGACGGCGCGGATCGGCAGCGGCGCGCCGCCGGCTGCCGGCGCATAGAGCACGTCGACCCCGATGTTCGGGTCGCGAAATGCGCCGGCAGCCATGACGTCGAAAGCGGACACAGGCGGGCCTTACGGCTGAGCCGCCGCGGCCGCACCGTTCAAGCGCACGATGCCGGTTGCGCTTGGATTGGCCGCGACTTCCTCCGCGCTGCCGATCAGCAACAGGCCGGTTGCCGTAGCATTGGTGCAGCGCTTGTTGACATTGTCCCAATAGATCAGCTGGCCGACCGTCCATGCCTGCGCAGCCAGTTTCACCAGCTCGTACGTCCCGGTCGTGGACATCACGACCGGCTTGGTATTCAGCGCGTCATTGACCGCCACACCGAACAGCTGGCCGACCTGAAGGCCGCCGCCAGTGACCACGTCATAGGGCGCAACGCGCGTGACGTTCTCGCCCGGTCCCTTGTAGTTCTTCATTGGAGTCTCCGTTCCTTGGTTCCGTTCAACGCCAACGAAAAGGGCGGCCCAAGGCCGCCCCGTTCGTCTACTCTGCGCTCTTGGCGCGCTGAGTGCTTACGCGCCGGGGTTCTTATAGAAGCCGCGCCAGTCGATCGCCTTGACGCCGAAGTCGAGCCGGCCCTTTACCTCCAGCCCATCCACGTCAAAGCCGATTCGGCTTTCGGTGTAGAGCCCTTCCTGACCGTCGAGATAGGCGTACTCGATCGTGTCGATGCCGGCCGGATCGGCCACCAGATACCAAGCCGTGGCGCTGACCGCATCCAAGCGACCTTCAGTGATCTGCGTCAGCTGCTTGTTAAATGGGTTGACATCCGCCGCCTTGGTCGGCGTGACATTCGTCGCCAGGAAGGTTTCAACGGTGGTCTCGATCGCCGCCGGATTGAGAATGTATTTCGGGGCGATGTTCAGAACACCCTCATCCGCAGTCAGGCCCTTCTGAACGCGCATCGCTGCACGGCCCGCGCCGAGGCTCGCCACGGATACCACGGCACCCGCACCAGCCAGATTGTTGTGATTGGCGTGAAACAATGCCGTCCCGTCCGCCATTGCGGGGTTGCCGTTGATCACATTCCAGACCGCGTCGGATTCGTAGTTGGCCGCACTGCGACCCATGATCTCCGCCACACGGCCGAACGCCGAGAGGTCGTCGTTGATCAGGGCTTGGCGGGTGAATGGCAGGATCAGACCGCTGGTGCCGAGGCCGTATTTCTCGGCCGCTTCACTCAGCGCTCCGCGCTTGAATTCGCCGCCCTCGGCCACGTCCAGAAACTTCACCGCGCCGCTGATCTGCAGCCGGGTGACCGGCTTGAAGTCCGGCAGGTTCGACTGACGGGTGAACAGCTTGAAGCTCTGCGGCGTCACGTCATAGGCGCGGCGCATGGTCTTGCCGGCCACATTCGCCAGCACCAGCGGGAAGTCGCTGGTAGACATTGCGCCGGCGCGAGTCATGCCGAGGCCGCGATCCAGCCCCATGATGGCGCTGGCCAGATCCATCTTGGGCAGGCCGCGGGTCTTGACGCCGCGCTGTTCCAGCATGTGTCGGCCGAGCTCCACCAGGCTCATGCCGCGCCACTCGCGAGCCTCGTCGGTGATCTTGACCGCGGGGTTCATCCGGTGTTCCAGCGCGACCTCGATCGAGGGCAAGGCGCGATCGAACTGATCAGCGCCGGCCGCGATGTTGCTGCGGATCTCGACCGTGTTACCGCGCTCGGCCATAGCATCGATCACCGCCGCGCGTGCCTGATCGAGGGGGACCCGCCGGGTGATCAGATCATCGGCGAAGTTATCGCCGAGGCCGGCCGCGCGCACCGCCTTGCGGATCTCGACCCCGCGGGTCATTTCCGCAGTGGCCGCCGCCGCGGCCGCATCGTTTGCGGCGCGCTGTGCTTCGGCGGGCGTTGCGGTGGCAACCGTCGGTGCCGCGGTCACGGCCGGATCGACCGCGCGGTTCTGTTCAGCCAGGGCCTGCTCGGCAGCGGTCGGCGCCCGGTTCTCATTCGCCATGGTGGATTCCTCCTGTGTGGCGGGTTGATGGGCGGGGTCCGCCCGGACGAACTCGCACGGGAACGACTCCCGTGCGGCATTCCTGGTCTGCGCACCGGCATCGGCCGGCACCGCAACCATGCTGATTTCGTAGGGCATCCAGTCGATGCACCGATAAACTGGGATCTGCCCTTCGGTCTCTTCGACCAGATACTTGCGCGCGATGTAGCCGACGCTCACGTTGCCGATGATGCCGCGGGACACGTCCTGCCAGATCGGCGCAACCTCATCGCGCTCGGAGAACTGAACGGTCGCCACGCCCTGGCCGTTCTGGATCTTGGCCGTGCCGCGCGAGACCACCCCGAGCACCGAAGACAGCTGCCATGTGTCATGACTGTCGAGAAGGTTGGCGCCACCGTTGAGCCGCGAAAGATCGACGTGGCCTTCCTCCAGGCTCAACACTTCGTCGTAGTACCGCCCTTGCCGCCAGTCATAGCGGCGCACCGCCGCGCCGGTCGACCACACAAGGTCAATCGTGCGCTTTTCCGAGTTCGCCGTGGCAGGCGTGAAAGTCGCGGCGCGAACCTGCATCGGCAGATCGGCGCGCGGCGGCTCACTTTGCTTCGGTTTGGCCATTGCCTTCTCCGTTGTCCGAAAGATTCGAGGCCGAGCCGGTCATGGTGACCTTGCGCGGATCGCAATCGAGCACAACCCCCGCCGCGTCCAGCCGTTCATTCGTGCGCTGGATCGCCGCCAGTTGCGCCGCGGGGTCGCCGCCGTTCTCAGCGACCGCGTCTTCCCACAACAGGATGCCGTTGCGGATCGCGCGTTGCTGCGCGCGCGTATCCTTGTCAGGGTCGACGCTCTCGCGCCGCGGCGGGGTCCAGACCACGCCGCCGCGCAAATCGTTCTCGGTCAGGGTGCCGGCGATCAGCGCGGCCTCTGCAAACCAGTTCCAGACCCGATCGCACAGAACTGGGATGACGGTTTGCCAGCGCACCATGTCGATCATGCGCCAGTGGCGAACGTGGCCGGCGCGATAGCTCGTATAATTGACGTTCGAAAGGTCGCCCGTCATATCTTCATAGGTGTTGTGCATGCCGGCCGCGACTTTGCGGTGGCTTACCTGCATAAACGCCCCATAGTCGCCGCCCTGCGCCGGGGAGGTTGTGGTGACCTCCTGCCCAGCGTCCAGATACGCGATCATGCCCGGTTCGATGGATTCGATG